ATCCTCTTGTTAGTTTTAATATTTTATCTATTTGTGCCTTAATAATAGGCCCTCTATTTGGCCAGTGTATATAAGGTTCATCACTCTTACTTAGATTGTATAAAAAAGGTAATATAACTTTTTCTATGTCTTTAAATCTTTTGGTAACTTCTTCACTTGCTAACTCTTTCGTAATTGTTTCTTTTTCATTTACAATTTCCATAATTTCGTTCATCATAGATTTAATTGATGATACATCTGATTTAATTTTAGATAGTTCTACATTGTTTGTTTCTATAACTTTAGGGTCAATAGAAGGCGTTTCTGTTGTAGGTTTATTTGTAACTGGTGTAAAACCAAAATCTTCATTAAGGTCAAAGCCTCGCATATAATCAGGTATATTATTGTCTACCATTTGTTTTTCTTTCTGTGTTTAGCTATTACTTGCTCAGTTTTAGATTGTTTAATAGTTTTTTTACCATATCTTTTTCCAAGTGGACTGGTAGGATGTGCTTCTGCAATCCTAGACATATTCTCTTTCCAACCTTGGTCATTTTTATATGTAAGGCCAGCAACTCCACCAACTATATTTAGTTGAGTAAATACTTGTCTGTAATCAGGATTTTCATTTACAAAATCATCTCTTTCTAAAATTGACATTGTCTTTTCAATAGTTTTACCTGTTTTTATATGTTCAAAAGTATATGTTGGCATTAATTTAATTTTTGTTTATCTATAATTGGTGGTAGATTTAATGCTGACTCTCTCATCGCTTCTACCATTTTTATATAATCTTGGTCTTTTAATGTAGCTTTATACATCTTTAATGCTTGTGCCATTAACGTGCCTGCAATCATTTGAGGTTCATATTTTTTTTCAATTATCATTTCCATTGTCTTATTATATATCTCATTATAAGCCTCTTGTAATGATTTATCGTCTGCATTATCCCAATCAATCACTATGCGCCTTTTTTATTATTTTATGTACTTCTGTTATATCTAATTTTTCAATACTTGGTACGTTCTTCATTAACTCGTCTTGTTTTCTAACTTTTTCTTTATGTAGTTTGGCTTGTTTAGTAAAAAACTCAAAAGTTTCTTCGTTATGTCCTATCTCAAAATCTATTTTATCTTTAGTGCTCATTTTATTATTTCAATATCTGATTCAGTACTAATGACAACACGAGCGCCACAAGAAAGTATAGGCTTGTCGTTACCACCATAGACCACAGTGGCAGGCCCCAATATTTTAACTTCATTACAATATGTGTTCTTCTTGCCTTGTTTAACTGTAATAACTGCTTCACTCGTTCCATTTTTTTTATTACTTCTTATCTTATGTTGGTTGACGTGTATATACGTTTTCATTATGTGTATAGTCTTTTACTTTTTAATCCTTCTGAATACCAATTCGGTATTGGCCGTTTAGTCCACTTAGCAAAATAGTTTTTAGCAACGATATAATAATTGTAATATGAATGTAAACTGTTGTTTGGTACAATACAATCTGGAAAGTGGCTCATAGCTGGTGGTGGATCAAAGAATGGTACATTTGGTATATTTGATGGTGATATTAATAAAACATCTTTTAATTTAGAATATGTTGAATGTATTTTACCATAACGATATGTATATTCATTTGAAAGAGCAACCCAAAGTTTTGCTGTGTATTGATAATTATGTACACTCTTTCTTACCCATATAGCTGATGGATGATTCTTCATTGTTGATTTGTATAATATATTTTCTAAATTAGAATTAAGTATATATCTTTTATATTTACGATTATTACTTGTAACACCTATCTGTTCCACGCCATCAAGTACTCTATGAGCTGTTGATAATAATTGAGCATATTCTATAATCATTTTAACAACGTGTTTATCACAGTGCATCTCGGCAGATTTTATAGGGTCTTTATCTAAGTAAAATATATTCATTAGTTAATAGTTCTTTTATATTTTAAACACAAGTCTTTCCATACTTTAAACCAATACTTTTTAGCCCAAGCTGATTCGGCTTCACTTAATGCTTTTGCTGCTTTCTTTATAGCTATTGTTTGTGCTTTTGGTGTCAATTTAATCATATCTTCATTATATCATAATTAAGACGATATGTCAATTAAAATTTTGGTAATTGTATACCCTTTAAAACATCAACTATATTATCCATAGATGTTCTAGGTTGTTCTTTTGTTGTATCTGTTGTGGTGCTACAGTTTACCAAAAGAATCAATAATAATATACTAAGTATTTTTTTCATCTTTCATCTCCATTATTTGGTCTAGTTTTACTTTTATCTCATCAGGATTTAATTCAGCTAATGATTTTTGGTCTGCGTTATCGCCAAATATAGATTTTAATAACACACCTTGTTTCTCTTTATATACTTCATTTTTCTTCTGTAATCTTTCAATCTTTTTCTCTAATTCTTCTTCTTTGTTTCTTAAACCTTTACTACGTTGATACTCTTTTATAGATACGTTCACTGCAACCAACATCAATACGGCCAATGGGTCAAATACAAATAATAAACATATAATAACAAATCTTACCGCTCGATCTAGGTTACCATCATCTGCATCACCAAATAATATCTCGGCAACGTATTTAAATGGCCCTATCTCTTTATCTATGGCCAATTGGTTCTTATCGTAGTTTAATTTTTGATTTGATAATTGAGTAATCTTATTAGATGAATTTGTTATAATATTATTTGCACGGTTTCTATCGTTCTGTTGTTTTTGTCTTTCAATTAAACCTTTATCGGCATCTTTTTCTATTACTTTATCTAGTGCCCTATCAAGTTGGTCTACAATCTTTTGAGCACCTGCAATTGCTTTCTTTTCAGACTCTATCTGTCTTTCTATATTCTTTACTAATAATCTATTACCTGTATTTGGTGCTGAAGTATCTAAATGTGCTTTTGATAAAAAACCAAAGATACCTATTGAAGTAATAAACATTAACATCAATACGGCCGATAAAAGATACATACGTATTGATTGTGGTAGTAAATCTAGTTTCCAATTACGATATAACCACGATACAGTTACCAACTTTGCTACCTCTAAGGTAATACCCATAGTTACCACTGCCCAATAGGCACCAGCAAACAAAGCAGCCAAACCTAATATAGAATAATAAGCACCTATAATAGATACAGCAAGGCCTGATATAAAAAGTAATATCGTTAAAATCATTATTCTTTGTTTAATCTATCTAATTCTTCAACCGTAGGTCGTTTAGGTACAATGATAAGTTTTTCATTTGGTTTTTTTACACCTAAAAATTTTAAAAATTGTCTTGTTTCATTTTTAGCACATCTATCAAAATAATCAGCTGTCATTTTTGATACTGTCATACCCATAATAAAATCTCTTATTTCTGCTTTATAGTTTTTACTCAAACCACTTTGTTGACCTAGATAATAACTTATACCTACAATTAAAGCTGCTCCAGTAAAAAATAATACTTCGTTCATTTTTTTCCTTTTGTTTGTTTAAGTAATCTACCATAATTTGGCCATCCAAATTTGTCGTGTGATTCATCTATATATCTCCAGCGTATAACACCAGTATCAGGATTTCTTTCGTATATCTTAGGTCGTTCAGTTTTCATCTTTTTATTTTGACCTTTCCATCTTGTCTAAGTTTTTTTATAATATTTATAACTTGTTGCTCATAGTCTTTTGTTGTACTCCAACTATCTAAACCTGCTGCTAATGCAATACCATCAGGCCTTGACCATAACATATTCTGACGGTCTCTAATTTTTCTAAATTCTGTATATGCGGCTTTTGTGTTTAAAATTTTTAAATAATCTCTTACACTGGCACATTTAGTAGGATAAGATTTAACACGCCAAGATAAATTTTCATTATAACCGTGTGGTAACATACCTTTATCTTTATTCCAAACACGTATACCAAATAAATTATTTCCTTCACGAGCAAATCTACTTAAACCTGCGTTACTCTCTATAATGGCCTGTGCAATAATAAGTTCATCAGGTATTTGTTCGTTTCTATGTAACTCTAGGTTTAAATAAGCAATACAACGTTGCATTGACGATATAAATTCTTCGTCTGAACCTGTTTTAATTGTAGGTTCTGCAAAACCAATTTCTTTAGCCCATTGTATAGTTTTATCTATTGCTTTTTCTTCAACTGTATTTTTTGAAATAAAGTTAGGATAAAACGTACCTATAAAAAAACCAATTAAACAAATACCTATAACGGCCATCATTTGTCTAAAGTGAAATCTTAATCTTCGTGGTAATTTATATCTTAAATACCACTTTAAAGGTCTATGTTTCATTATCTTTTACTTACAATGTACTCGTAATGGTATTGTGAATCATCTACTGACAAGCCACTATCTAGTTTTTTCATATACTTAACTTTAACTTTTTTCTGTAAAAATAATAATCTACTGTCATTGAGGTATCTTCTCATACGATTAAATATCTCATCTGACTCTCGTTTAGAAAAGTTATTCAGTACATCTTCCTGAAAGTGTCCTTCATAATATACACTCTTATCGCCTTTCTTTCGAAACCAGGCAAATTCTTCAATCTTCTTCACTGCGTCTAGTATGATTGGCTTCAGGTAAGGGTCTTTAAACTTTTTTGTTTTCACTTCGTTCATTATATGTCCTATTGGTTGGTTATAACTTTAGCCCTATGTATTTGAGTTTAGGTGCAAAACTATAGAATAGTTTATTGTGGTTGCCTGTATCATTTATTAAGAATTGATATAGGTGCACCATTTCGTGAGCTAAAGTTTCTAAGAAGTCTTTTTTAGTATCGTATTGTTTATCCATTTCAAGTTTATATAATTTTGTGCCTTTACGTTTCCATTCAAATTGTATTACTTGTCCCATACACTTTGAATATTTAAGTTCTTTAATTTCTATTTGATTAAATGAAGATAGTTTGTTATCGAATATGCCAAGATTTAACATTTTAAAATATTTTTTTATATCAGTATAAGTTGTTTTATACTTTCTTTTTAAAGATAGAAGTGGTTTAAGTTTCTTTCTAACAGTTAAAACTTTTTGTTTCGTTAACTTTTTCATACATTATTTACAATCGTCCTGTATCTTTGTATCCTTTAGTAAACTACATTTATAATTTTTATCTGCTTCAAGTCTTAAATCGGCAGCCATTTTATCTAATATGGCAGGTAAATACTTTTGTAATATATTGATACTGTCAATCGCAAACAAGTGAGCGGCACGTGATAATTCTTGCTCTAATAATTTAGATGTATCAATCGGTTGGCCTGTAACTTTTTGAGTAATTACGTGGCCAATTACAGCAGTATTATATTCACTGGCCTTTAATGAGTTCATTGTACAGGTTAAAAACCCATATAATGAGATGGCCAGCACTGCAATATAAATCAAAAACTTCTTCATATATTTATCTTTAGTTAATTGTTGCGAATTGTGTATGCTCAGGAGCATCTACATCATAGTTTTTATTACATAATTCAACGTAATATAAATCACAATAATGTTCATATTCTTGTTTATTAAAAGATTTTTTTATATCTTCTATTTTAGAAGTTAAATCTTCAATGTTTTTTTGAAGATTATCTGAATCTTTTTTATTAGAACATCTGATTTTGTTTAGTTTCATACGTTTTTTTAATAGTTCAAAACAAATATTTACATTTTTTATATTCATATTATTTACTTTTTTGTGTGTTTGTTAAAGATTTCTCTACATTGAGCCAGTATTTCATTTTTTCAACTCTTTGTTTATAAATTTCACTATCTAAAAAATTGTCATCATTGTTACAATTTAATTCAATATATAAACTTTGTATTCTTTTTAAATCTCTATAATACAAGTATCTTATATGACTCTCAAATAAATTTAAATCTTTACTTATTTCTTTAAATGATCTTTTTTTAAAAAGTCTTTCTTTTAAAATTGTATAACATTTATCAAAATCTATTGAATATCTATCATAGTATTTAAAATATCTATTTTTAAAAAGATTTATTAATTTTTTAAAATCAAAATTATTAATCATTCTATTTTCAAAAGAATTATCAATTAGTGTGTTTTCAAGTTGTTTCATATTATATTATTAGTTGTTAGTTTTGTATGATAACAATGAAAAGTCAACAGAAAGAATAATAAAAAACTAATCATTGTTACCATATATAAAAGGTAACACTTTTTTGTGTTTATTTCAAGCTTTATTTTGATTATTTTAAATAATAATGTTGTTTAAAATCAATGACTTAGCAGGATAATCTCTAAGTCATTGTTTTTAATGACTTTTATAAACTATTGATTTTAAAGGCTTTTTTAGGAAAGCCTTAAAAACCTTAGTTTCTGATAAACTTATCGTTCCAATTAAAGGCTTCTTTTACACAATTTTCTGTGAGTCCTTTATAGGTAAGATTCAATTTTCTGTCTTTTATATCAATTAATACCTGAGCATCATCTTTATGAAGCGCCTCGAGCATTTGTATAAAAAGAGTTTCTTTTTTTACTTTGGGTATATTACTACCACCTTTAATAAAGAGGTATAATTTTCTTGCCTCGTCTAATAAAGATGTATGGTCTGTTCCTTCTGGCACGTCATTTTGCATAAATGGCGGTGTGCCTTCAGGAATATCCCAAGCAATACTAGGGTCAAAAGCAGCTTTACATAACTGTCTTAGACCTTGACTATCGTGTTTTCTTAAAACTTCTATTTTTTTTGGTTTGTCTTTTGCGTTATTTACTTGTGTAAATATTTCGTGTGCTAAAGGTCTGGCATTAGTGGCCGTACGAGCAACTGACTCCATTCCTTTTTTACTCATTAGGCTTGAGTGCCTAGGTTTGTCTTGTTCCATTATATCTCCAATATTCGAATATTAAAAATCACCAATGTTTTCCATTAACGATTTTAGTTTATGTTTCATAAAATACGGTAACAGTTTGGACCTGTTAGGTGTTTTATAATCTCTATATGTATTTATAATAGTTCTTTCTAGCTCTTCTGGTATACAGGAAAGGTCTATTAGTCGTTTGTTTCTCTCGTAATACTTGCTGGTTTCACTGCCTAATGGTATTCTATCAGCAGTTGACCATTCTTCAAGTCTTTTCTTATTGATAGGCCTTTGTTTTTCTTTTGTTAAAAAGATGTCATCAGTACTTAATATATTCGGTATGCCGTCTGAACGGTCACCTTTTATAATCTGTTCGTGTAAAAATATTTTAGGGTCTACATCTTCGCCTACAAATTTCTTTTGTATAGGACTATATTGTTTTACATTAGTTTTAGTTTGTAATTGTATAAAGTCTTTATCACCACTGATAATCATTATAGGTTCATTTGTATGTTTTACAAGTGTGGCGATTATATCATCTGCTTCAGCTTTCTCTACGTACATCATTACATAAGGAAAGTTTTCTGCGATTTCGTTTTTGATTTCAGTAATCATATTGAATATATTATCCCAATCTGTTGCTGAATCTACACGGCCTTTTCTTCGAGCGTGTTTATAATTAGGGTAAATATCTCTACGCCAAGGGTCACCAGCGTCAGCACATAACACTATGTTATTGCCGTATTGTGATTTGAATTTTAAATTAAAACCTCTTAATGAATTAATGACCATATGTCTTACCATTTCTTTATCTGGTAAGTTCTCAGCTTTACCTCTTGTCTGAGCCATTAAATTTGATATTAATACTTGATTAAGGTCAATTAATATCATACTGTTTCTAAATCTGACCAACTATTTGGTATATTATCAATAATAGGTTCTAATTGGTCTTGTAACTGTTCTGATGGTGTTTTTGTATCTGTTTTTTTAATTTCTTTTATATTTGAAACTTTATATGGTTTAAATCTTTTTTCTATATCTTTGCCAGTATCACTATATACCCAAGTTTTGAATTGTCTATCACCTGTATCTAAGTCAAATTCCCAGCGTTTATTCATAAATTTTATTTTAAAAGAAGGCGAGCTTTATATATTTCTCGCCTTCAATAATTACGTACTCTTAGTTATTAGAGTAAGCGTATTTTGTTCCGTACAGTTTTTGGATGCCAGCAGCAATAATTGCTTTTGATGGCGAACCTAATCTGTAAGAAGTGCCTTCAGCAGATTTGTTAATATAGATCATATTTCCTTCTGCTCTTAATTTGTCTACCATAGCTCTTGGCGATGTTAGATCAAATTTAGTTCTTAATGTCTTCCACGATATTGATTTACCGCTTGACAAGAAGTTTAGCACTCTTTGTGTCTTAGATAAACCGCTAACACGTTTAGCAGTTGATCTTTTAGCAGTTTTTGTAACTACTAATTGGTCTTTTGTAAAAAGACCTTTTAATGTATTAAACATTATGTTTGTTCTCCTTAAATTGGCTATTTTACAACCGGCGACGGCGATTCCTTGAGGAATTTCTAAAAATCTACTGTTCATCATCTGGAAAAGGAAAGTCTGGTTCGAAATCTGTCCAACCGTCATTTCTTCTTTTAATTTCATCTTTAATTTCAGCACTTAATGGTTTATGTGGTTTGTGTTGTGTTTCTAATACTCTATTATAATCAATCCAAACCTGTGGACCAAATCTTGTCATCTTTAAATCTACAATCTTATCGGCCAGTTTTTGTGCTGGGTGTTGTACATCAAAATCTCTATAAATCATACCTCTTAAAATATCTACCACTAAACCTAAGTCTTTTGTAAATTCTGGTTTATCTGTTTTCATCGCCATTTCTACAAATTGTCTTAACATATTCATAGCCATTTCATCAACATTTCCTTCTACAAATTCTTTAGTTCGATCTACTCTTACCTTTTCTCCTGCTTTAGGATCTGGCCTAGCGGTTTCTTTATTAACAATTCTTTCTGTTGGAAAAAGAATAATCTTATTTTTATCATCCATTATATATTGTGTATAGGTTCACCTTTAAAATTAACTAAACCTTTATCAGTTAAGTATTCTATAAGTTGATTATAACCACCAATTAATTCACCGTCTATTTTTATTTGAGGCATTGATTTAACATTTTTACCAATATCTTCAATTAATGCTTCTGTTGTCAAAAAATTCTCTAATTTTTTTTCTATGTATGTAAGGCCAAGGTTATTTAATAACGATTTGGCCTTTACACAATATCCACAGTTGTCTTTACTGTATAATACAATTTGAGATATTTCACTCATATTATTGTACTGTTTTTTCTTTAACTGTTTCTTTAAAAGCCTGTTCAGCTTTTTGTTTTAAATTATAAGAGTCAACTACTTCTGAAATTGTGTAGTTATACATCTTATTAAACTCGCCTAAAGGTAATCTTAAACCTACCCAAGCTCTATAGTAACCTTGTTTGGTTGAAGTTACCTCTTGAGCAAATATTTCATAACCTCTTACAGGTGTATTTTCTATAATATTTACTAAAGTGGACTCAACATCTGTTACTACTGTTTTTGTTTCAGATTTACCAAGTTCAGTTATAAACTGCTTAGAACGTTTGTTCATTTCGCCTTTTATAATGTCGGCCATTTCTGCCTTAGCAACCATCTTTGCTTTTTCAATTGCTAAACCAAGGTCTGGCGATACTGAAGTACCAACACCAAAGATACACTGCTTCTCGTTAATGTCTTGTGAATTAACATTACAAGCTTTCTTTTCTTTGAAGTCGGCCATATACCAAGATGGTACCGTATCTAAAATCTTTTCTGACTCGGCTTTAATCTGGTATGTTGAAGAAGAGCAAGCGCCTAATATAAGGCCGGTTGCTACTATCATTACTGTTCTTATCATCATATAGTTTTATTTTGTACTCCTTTTAATATCATACACTAATTCTTGTGTTTTGTCAAGGCCTTTTTGAGCATAGCCAAAAAAGTCTTTACTGGACACATCAAAGAGTATAACCCAAAGAAGTATTAATATAATAATGTTTTTAAACATTATTGTACCTCCCATTCACCGTTCTTGTTAAGGCACGTCTTTCCGAACGATT